CAATGGCGATCCTTTCAGCGGAAAAGCCACAGGCTCTAAAGTGGGGTGGAAGTGGAAGCTATGCCCTGTCTGGCGTTGGTCTAACCCTGTATTCAAAGACAACCTAGCAACCCTACTTAAAACCGATGGTTTTATAGCCGAGGACACCCCGGATGTTTGGAAGGTTCATATTGATTCAGAAGTGAAGGTCGAGGTAAAGAATCCCCTTACCGGGCGCACCCGCCGAGTTTGGAAACAAGTAGGAAAGAACAATCACTTAATGGACTGCGAGTGTATGGGACTATGCGGCGCGGCCTTGCATGGTCGGTTAAGGGTTGTCCCCACAAGTTTGACAGAGGAGGATTTGCATGGCTAGTGGAGCATTTGTTGGTTTGCCAGCCACCACCTTAATTTCACTTCGGGACAAGTATGTGACTTGTTTGGAGGCGATAGCGGTGGCGGGGGCGAGTTATTCCATCGCTGGACGTTCTTTCAGCCGAGCCAATTTGGGCGAAGTTACCAACACGATTGCAGAGCTAAACCTAGCCATCCGAGTAGCCACACGGACGCAAGTATATCACACCTATGCGGCATTCGGGCCAGTTAGGACAATGGGCGGGGCGTGAAAAAAGTCGAACTGAACCTGCTTGATAAGGCGGTTGCCTTTTTCAATCCTAATGCGGCGGTGGAGCGTTTGGCGAGTAGGGCAAAGCTAACCAAGTTTGAATATGACGCTACGATGTATAATCGTCAGCGAAGAGTTCCAAGCCAGTTGCAGGGCGCAGAGGGTTTCCGATCCAATTATGATCGTGTAGAAATGATGAAGAGAGCACGGGACTTGGATCAGAACTTTGGCCTTGTGCGCTCCCTGCTCCTCAAGTTTGCCACTCATGTAGCCGCCAATATCACCTATCAAGCCAGAACCACAGATCAGCTTGTTAATAGTGATGTGGAGGCTTATTGGAATAGTTGGTGGGACAAGTGCGATCTTTCTGGACGGCATACAGGCTCAATCCTTATGCAAATCGCAACAATGTCGATGCTTCGGGATGGTGACTTTTTCTTTATTTTAGTGCGTGACCAAGACGGCAATCTTCGCTTGCAAGGCGTAGAGGCAGACCGAATCGGCGATCCGTTCCGCACCTATACCAGCCTTAATCTTATCGGCGGGATTCACATTAACCAAGAGACAGGCGCACCAGACGGCTATGATGTGTATTTAAGGACGTTTGGAAATGCCTATATGTTTCAAGCCACGATTGCCGCAAACCAAGTTTTCCACCTATATGACCCGCTTCGAATTGACCAGTACCGAGGCGTAACGGCTTTCTGCACGGCGATTAACGATGCCACGGACATCTATGAGATCGTGCAGATGGAGAAAATGGCCGCTAAGATTGCAAGCTCGCAAGGTGGAATCATTAAACGTAACAACAACAATGCCACCGATCTTGCTAATCTGACTAATGATTTAGACGCAAACAATCAGACCATTAAGATTGAAAGCATCGAACCGGGACGAATCACCTATTTGGAGCCGGGAGAGGAAATGCAGTTCCCCGACTCGCCAAATCGCCCCGGCAACGGATTTCAAGAGTTCCACAAGATTCTACTTAGGAATATTTGCATGGGCGTTGGCATTCCTTATTCGTTTGCTGTTGATCCTTCGGCGATGTCTGGCCCGACAGCCCGCCTTGAAATGCAACAAGCATCCCGCACTTTCAAGCGTCACCAGAAATTGCTTGAAGATAAAGTGCTCCGTCCTGTTAAAAATATTGTTATTGCTGATGCGGTTTCAAGGGGATTAATTAAGAACAACATCGGAACCAAAACAACCAAGGGAGTTTTTAACTTTGGAGCTAATGTTTCGATTGATTTAGGCCGGGAGTCGGAATCGGCGATTGCCGAATTTAAGTCTGGCTTACGCACAGGCTCCGACATCATGGCCGAGCGCGGCCAAGACTTTGAAAGCTCCATCATTCTAAAAGCACAAGAAGCCAAAAAGATTTCCGATCTTGCCAATCAATACAACATTCCCGCAACCTCAATTTCCGATATTACGGAAAGTGCCTTGTTTGCCCAAGCACAAAGCAGAACACAACTCAACCCAGACGGCTCTCCAGCTACCACAGATCAGGGCGCAACAACGGATGGCTCTCCAACTCCTACTGGTCAAGAGGCTCTCATCGACTACTCGCTCAACGGAGCGCAGATTTCTTCGCTTATTCAGATCATCAACGCGGTTGCCGCTGGTGCAATTACACAAGAGGGAGCAAACGCAATCATCCGTGGAGCATTCCCCAATATTCCAGATCAAGTTATTCAGAGCATTGTGGGTGGAATTAATGTTGGTACGCTTGCCCCTACTGGGAAAGTTACAGCGGGAGAAGCGGTGCAAGTTCCAACACCACCGCCAATCGATCAAACCAAATCAGAAAAACTTGGATCAAATGATGTTCCCGCAATCGGAGAACAAGATACAGAAACAGGAAAATACGAATCTGGCGGTGATGGGGATATTGATGTAGGCGAGGTGCGTGAACCAACCGAAAAAGGCGCAGTTGAAAACCTTCCTACTGGTAGCACTAAAGAGGGGAAACTAACACCTAAAGTTCCCAGTATTTTAAGTTCCCTAGACAAGCAAAGCGTTGAACTTTTGGTTAAGGGGATGCTTAATGCTTGTGAGCTTGGAAAATATTCAGACATCGATTTTACCCCACCACAAGGCGTAAAGGAAGCGGCCAAGAGGGGGCTAGAAGTAAGGGCAACCAAGCCAGCTAGTCAGCGTGGAGGTACTCCAGTTGGGATTGCAAGGGCTAGGGATTTGTCCGGGGGCAAGGAAATTTCTCCCGATACAGCAAGGCGCATGAAGGCATTCTTTGATAGGCATGAAGTGGACAAGGAGGGCTCGACTTGGAGCGAAAGGGGCAAGGGGTGGCAAGCATGGCAACTCTGGGGCGGTGATGCTGGTTATGCTTGGGCAAAGAAGCTAGTTAAGCAAATGAACAGCCGAGACGAACAGCTTGAAGAGCCAGCCGCTTGCCCCATCGCCACGCAAGACATCAAGACCAATTTGGAAAACAGGCAGAATGCCGTGGACGATGCAAACTATGGCCCCGCCAATCCCAACGAACCAAACGAGGATTATTGGAAAGCCAAAGCAAACGAGTTTCAGGGTGACGTAGCCACGGCCAAGAAAATGCTTTGCGGTAATTGTGCCGCCTTTAATCAAACCAAGAAGCTACTAGGTTGCATAAGCAAGGGAATTGGAGAGGATGCTGGTGAAGTAGAGGTGGGCGGGAATCTTGGCTATTGCGAGATTTTTGATTTCAAATGTGCCGCCAAACGGACTTGTGATGCGTGGATTGTGGGTGGCCCAATCACGGACGATAAAAAAAAAGTAGAGACTGAATTTGTAGCTGGCAGGGATTGTGGACAGGATGAGGGGGGGACTTTCGGCCCAGACAATAAATGTGCGGTAGGATATGGAAGGCCAGCCGAAAAAGGTGGATATACACCAGAAAGACCGGGCGGGAAGATGCCTAAAGATTATGTGCGCCCAACGCCTCAAGACAAATCTTCTAAATCAACAGAAAAAGAGACACCCGGTAAAAGAATAAAAAGAAGCCAAGGAATTGATAGTCTAAACGAACAGATAGACAACATTGACGGATATCAGATTGTGGGAAAAGAGCCTGTAATTAAAAACGCAAAAGAAAAAGCAATAGAAAGGCTTAAAACAATTAAAAACCTTTTAAGCGATAAAGATGCAAAAGATAATATTGATATCATTAAAGACACGAGGAAAGACCTAGATTTCTGGAAAAATCAATTTAAGGGTACAAAATATAAATATATTGCAGATGATATCGAAAAATCTATCTCAAACATAGACAACATTCTAAAAACCTATTAATTGACAAAGGACAAAAGCTCATGGAAAACGCCAACGGCGAGACAATCCTTACCAATCTGCTGACCTATCAGAATCAGCTACGCATATTCCATTGGCAGACAAAAAGTTATAGCCAGCACAAGAGCTTTGGCAAAGCCTATGAGATGCTCGATGAAAAGATCGACAATTTCCTAGAGACCTTCTTCGGCAAGTATGGGCGCATCGTGTCGGCCTCTGTGTTTGGTATTGAACTGGACAACTTCTCACCAGAATCCTTTGGTGAATACAATGATGAGTTTATCGCTTTCTTGTCGGACGAGCTTCCCGGCTACTTGGCCGAAGGAGACACCGACCTGCTCAATATTCGAGATGACATCTTGGGCGCAGTAAATCGGCTCAAGTATCTTTTAACCCTAGCTTAATATGCCACTACCCAGCCCAGAGAAAAAAGACAAGATCAAGGATTTCGTTGGTCGCTTTATGGGCAACGAAACAGCCATAAAGGATTTTAAGGATGTGAAACAGAGGGCGGCGGTTGCCTATCAGACCTATCGGGATTGGAAAAAGAAACAGAGGCGCAACAAGTCCCTAGAGGATGCCAGCATTATCCCAGATGTGTATATCTTGAGCCAAGGCGAAGCCAAGGGACACGATCTTTATATTGATAAGACCAGCCTTGAACAAGCCTATCAGTTAATGAAAGCCGCCCCGAATGGAATTAAATGTAAGCTAAATCATGGATCGGGACTGGACGCAGTAGTAGGTTATGCTCGCAACCCCCGCATCGAAGGGGACAAACTCAAGGCCGATCTTCACCTACTCAAAAGCTCCCCCCACTACGGACTTATCAAAGAGATGGCAGACGAAGCCCCCGATCAGTTTGGGGTTTCCTTAGCCTTTATGAACGAATCTGAAACCATTGGAGGCAAGGACTACATTCGCCCCCAGAGCATCGCTTCTGCTGATTTGGTTAGTTCTCCTGCATCCAACGAGAGATTTAGAGACTTCGCAACCACAGAAAGCGAAATGCTTGTCTTTGCGGTTGGCACAAAATTAAGGTGCTGGGAGGGCTACAAGCCAGCCAAGGGTGTCGAGGCTTATGCTCCCGGCTCTTGCGTCAAGGCCGAGGCTAAAGAAGATTTGGGCTACAATGCGGGAGGCCAGAGCGTCCCCGCCGATATTAAACAAACAGTTGTTGAGTCCGACCCAAAACTTGACAATAAAGGAAAATCTAACATGGACGAATATAAAACGCAAATGGAAGGCTTGATGAAGAGGCTCGAAGCTCTTGAGGCCATCGTAACCCCGAAAACTGAAAACAAGGATGTTGTTGCCGAAGGCGCAAAGGCCGAGGGTGAAACCCCTGCCGTTGAGACCAAGGAAGACACCAACATGAGCGAGCTAGTTAAAAAAGCCCTCGTTGAATTTGGCATCAAGCCCATCCCCGCCAGCCCCGCTGTAGAGGAAAAGGTTGAAGCCAAAGTCGAACCTAAAACTTTTGAAGCTCTTGTAGCGGCTCATGCCGATTACGGAACATCAAAGCTCTCGGCTATGAAGGCCGTGATGCTCTCCAACCCCAACGAATATGCCGAAGCTCTTAGCCGTGGCATTAGCAAAATCTAACAAAGGACAATAAAAAATGAGTTCACAAATTGACGGACATTTTCGTACCTTCGGTTTCTCCACGGCTATCTCGGCCTACCGCTTGGTCATCCCCTCCACCACCACAGCGGGCTTCGCTGATGTGGCAACTACTGGAACGGTTCGCGCCATTGGCGTAGTGCAACAGGACGTTGCCGCTGGTGACGCAGGGACAGTTAAGTTGTTCCACCCTACGTTTTTTAGCACAGTTTCTGGAACGTGTGCGGTTGGTGATGTGGTTAAATTCGACAACGGCGGTCAGGTGACCACGCTGGCGGCGAATATCGGCACGGCTGGCATCGCTCTGGAAGCGGCCACGGCAACTTCGGCGGTTATCGAAATCGCTGTTCCGTTGTACTAAACAATCGTAACAACAACCAAGAAAGAATAAAATAATATGTCATTTGTAAATGGCGGAACAACGATTCGGGCGGACATCAACCAAGCGTTGAT